TATGCCTTCTGCCTTCGTTCTCGGTCGTTGTACTGTTCGGAAGTTAATGCCCATCTCTCGGGCTACTTCCTTCCTGCTACGGCCTGACGTTAGCTCTCTGACCTCTATGTCGTGCGGTGCAAGGTGAGACCCTAGCATTACGTTGTTAGTCGTCGCGTATTGGTTCAACCATTGAATGTAGTGCTCCATGCCCTTCGAGGTGTTCTCGTAGTACCCAATGAGCCTTATCTCTTTGCCCATGGCTTGGAATAGCCAGATAGACATAGCATCGGATATGCCTAGATCCCATGCCGTGTGCACCTGCAATGATGGTTCTATCGGTAGCCTTCCGACCCGTCCCTGTTCCTTTGCTGCAGTCAGTTGGTCAGCATAGTATGCGCCAGGTATCTGTGCCTCAAAGGATCCATAGAACTCTTGCTGGATCAGTGCTTCATCCATCCCTTCCAATCGCTCATTGTCGATGATGTCACTACTGATAACCGGTGTACCATCGGCCCGCTTGGTGTCGTTGATCGTTAGATTCTGGCAAAACCACTCATTGGACTTCTTGGCCATCTGGTAGAGACTGTGCCCGTGGTTCTTTCCCCGTGGCGTATAGATGAACACCGCCCATCCACCATTCTCAGCCAGTATGGGCCTGATATATCCCCAAGCATTAGGGTCACACAATGACCACTCATCGAAGATCACTCCGACCGGATTGGATCCGACTAGGTTGTTGTAGTTATCGCTGCCGGTGAGCTGCCACGTTGACCCGTTCACCAGCTCTATCAGCATCTCCTGAGAGCTTGTACGCTTGCGTATGGCCTGTGGGAACACTTGCTCAAGGATTGGGCGGCCTTCTGAGTCTATACCGCTCCAGATGGCTTTGCGGGCCTGTGTTTGGACTGGGAACAGATGCCAGTACGTCCCTACCCGCTTGAACATCTCTTTTGCTGTGAAGTTTAGAGTAGCGGCGCCCTTGCCAGCTCTACGGTGCCACACGATGCAGGCACGTTTAGCCCCTGAATCCATAGCCTTAAAGAATGGCAGTTGATGTGGTCGTGGTTCCCATTCATGTGGGATCGATATGCTAGGCACTCTTGAAGTCTGAGACCGTTATAGACAGCTCACCGCCACCCTCACCAGTAATTTCTGTAGCCTTCAGCTCTGGCAGATACTTACCGAGCATTTTATGCCGTACATCCACCACCTTAGAGTACTTAGCCAAATCCTGTTGAAATGTCTCAGAATTAGGGTCTAATTTCTCGATCTTTTCAATGATATCAAAAAGATATTGAACCGACCCTCTTTCCTGCATGTACTCTCTGAGTGCATCCTGTCGAGCTAATCTGTTTCTTGTTTTGGTGTGGAGGTTCTTACTAGTCATTGTTCTTACCCTTACCAAAGATCTTGTCCCAGTTGGCCGAGTATCGAGCCCTGGAGTCCGTTGAACTCTTCCTAGCATGTGATCCCTTGCCACCGTGAGACCACTCAGGAAAATGCCTATCAGCAGTTTTTTTGTCTAGCTTATGGCGCATATCAGGCATGTTTCACCCTATGTTTTACGATATATGCTGTTTGGTTCTATGCTTATGCCAAAATATTCTATACAAATACTATTGACAAGGTTTTCTGTATATATATATTGGGTTCTGCGGGACAAATTATACATTAAATCAGCAAGGAGTTACACACTATGAAAGACGTTACAAGTTACCTCGAAACACACGAAGGCCCAGCCCCTCACCCAGTCGCTGAATTATTGTCATGCGATACAGTCGCAGAATGCTATGACGGCGTTTCATCCGATCTTTATGAAAGCCTTTGGAGCGCAATAAATGATATCGAGGAGACGGTCGAAGCTGAAATGTGCGGATCTAGGGTTGAATACAGCCAAAGCAACGGATTGACAGTTGCCGACCGTTGGGCATGTTTCACACTCGCAGAAAAATTAGAAATCAATCAAGTATTAGCAAACGAGGAGGCGGCGTAAGCCGCTTCACAACCAGCAAGGAGTTAACATGGACAAACTAGAACTTAACCAGCAACTAGGCCAACTAACGCCGCAGATTATCGCGTTAGAGTTATCAGGCCAAACCCGCTACACATCCAATGAGTGCGCGTCACTCTGGCAAGAAGCGCGCCGCATTCAATACCTGATCAAAAATCTACCATAAACACAATCAGCAAGGAGATACACCATGACAGACTATAACGGATGGGCTAACAGAGAGACCTGGATCATTAATCTATACCTTGGCGACTACTTCCAAGACGTGGCAAACGATGGCCATCACCTAATGGCCGATTACATCGAGGAGACAGTGTGGGACATGCTAGACGAGGCCGACATTCCTGCAATGTTTAAAGACATGATCGATCTAGGCGCGGTCAACTGGCAGGAACTGGCCGACCATTACGTCACAGCTGAGGAGGTGGCATAGCATGGCAAACTGGCACAGCGAAACAATAAAACGATTTAAAACACTAGGCAGCGATGCATTACTTTATATCAGGCAAGACGCCTACAATGCGGCAAAAGCTGGCGAAACGATTGACAATCCCAAGGTCGGGCAATACTGGGATGAGTTTCACTATGCCGCCCAAGAATTGAGACGGCGCAATATTACCGCAGTAGAATTTAAGAGGGCATTATAGCATGAACCGATTAACCAAAATCAGCATCGCCGTGGCAGTTGTCGCGGCCTTGCTCTGGGTCTCAAATTGGGACTATGACCACGAGGTCACCATGTCCAAAGAGTACCGATATAACGTCTGTCTAGGCTACTGGCCGGACTATGACAACTTGAAACCAGACTGTAAGGGAATAAGATGAACCGAGGGCGACCCAGGGCGACCGGCCCATTTGAGACACATGCCGAACTCGTGGCGGCAGTGCTAGAACGACACGCCAAGGGTAAAAGCTCACCAAATATTGGGCGTATTCTGGGAATTAGCCAGCCAACAGCAATGAAAATCATCAAGGAAAATCAATGAGCCTGAGACCAACCCGAACCGAACTGCTAACCGCATGGATGACGTTAGTTAAAGTGCGCGAGACTTACTGCCATCCCGAGGTCGACCAATACGAACAGACCGTGTTGCTAGACGTGCTTAAAATGCTGGACAAACTACAACAAATCGAGGGCAAGAAATGATCAAGAAACAACTTGATAAACTAATGGTGCCACGCTTCACAGGCGGGGCGATGATCGTGGTCTTCCTGTTTGGCTATGTGATCGGAGCAATCCTACTGTAATCTACCAAGACGGTTTCTTGGGTTCATCCATTGAGGCCGTCTTTTCATTCAACTCACGCTCGATCAAAATCTGAGTGTAATGCACCACCTTTCGCAAGTCATCGACCCCACCCTTAGACCGCCACCGGCTAATGTACTTCACAACATTGGCTTCGCACCATCCCATGTCGTTCGCTAATATGTATTCAGTGGGCTGAATCATCATCAGCTTGTAGTGGTTGCCGCCTATCTGCTCGTCAAATGCGCTCATTTAATCCGCTCCACGTTCACCTTTAATCTGCCTTCTTCCCCGTAGTCTTTGTGAAGAATCACACATGTCATACTTCGAGAACTGGCATAGCCAGAGGAAGCGTGCCACGCGTCTGCGGGTGCTAGGATGTTCCAAGACTCGAACAATGCGCCGCCATATTCTTCCTGATTCTTGTGGTGGATGTGGCCTGTCCATACGAAAGTGTGCTCCGCTTCGCCCCATTCTTTTCTCAGGTTAGAAACAATTGACCCATGAAGATTCGACATTTTAATCCGATCACCGTGATGGGTCACTACCAGATTCTTACCCCACTGCCACCAGATAAATTTGCTAGCGTTATCGAAAACGTGAACACGCGGATCGTCCTCGAAGTACAGGCGCATGACTTCATTCAACCACAACGCAGCATCTGGATCATGATTACCACGGACATTCACAAGCCAGACCTCGGCATGTTTCTCAAGCATCCGCAAAACCGTACGCTTTATCACATTACTTGCCGCCCTAATGGTCTTGGAGTACCGGCCATCGCTGTCGAGTAGGTTCTTACTATTAGGCGTTGAGCTGGTTGAGTCGTTCACGTGCATGAAGTCGCCAAGATTCACAAGCACACCGACCTTACCCGCTGGCGCTACACTAACCAGCCGATCAACTGCATTTTCTAAGAGCCGTTGCGAAATCTTGACATCATAATCCTCGGCCATCGTCTCGCTATGATGAGCAAGCATCCCAAGATGATGATCCCCAATAATGTAGCTAACCATATAATCGTCATCAATGCCTGTGGGCGCGTTAATGGGAGTGTGTATTCCCGAGACTTCATCTTTGAATCCCTCCACAAATTGAGCGATTAATTCTTCTATCTTCTGGCGTTCTGGTTCCTGAATGTGCCATTGCAGGACAATATCACCGTCCAGATTGTAGGCGGTACTGACCCGCTTAGTGGTAAATCCTGGGACTGTCTGCCGGTTTACATTATAGGCTGGCGCTACACCTTGAAGTGCTGCCCGTCTATGAACAGCCACAACTGCTTTATTAATTCTTCTGGGATTTTTGTTTAGCTCTTTAGCAATCTCAGTCTGGTTCATCCCGCTCAAAGTCATCTCGATAATCTGACGCTGGTACTCAGTGTTGCAGAAATCTAGGTGCTCGGTCGTTGTCTTATACTTCGTCGTCATATTCCCAGCTCATCTGGTAGAACGAATGCGCGGCCATTTGTAACCGGCCAGTGAGTGCAGCTATTGAATCGGGATCTGTTGAGAAGGTTCCAGGCATATCTAGGTCAAACCTGTCGAGGTGTTCTGTAACTATGACGGCACCGCATATATTGCCAGCCTCACACTGCTCTAACAGGCTACGGAGAACATCCCGCACCTGTTCAGCATTACGGTCTAGCGTGGAGACTGTACCCATTTCTTATTCAGTGATTGATACTTGGATAGCATCTCTTGCAGATCCTCAATGGTATATTTGACTGGATCATGCGGCCCTTCTAGCCAATCGACCCGCTCTAACCCTATCTTTATCAACAAGTTTGACCGATATTCTGATAAATTACCAGACTTGTAGTTATTGCAAACTGAGCATTGTTTGTGGCAATTGTCTTCTTCAAACCGCAGTGCAGGATGACCGCCCACTGTCTTGTAGTGACCGGCATGGTACTGCCCATCGTGATGACGGTTGCATGATATGCAAGGATCTTTCTTGTCGCGGTTCCTAATGTATTTATTGAACTCGGTTTGGCACCGTCTCATCCAATAGGATCTGTCTCGCTTGGACTCTTTGGTTTCTTTGCGATTGATTCTAGTTCTTTCTGTCTTTCCAAACGCGACAAGGCATTGAGTCGCATTACACGTTTTCTGGAAACTTGTGAAAGTTGGCGTGAACTTTTCCCCGCAGACTTTACATTTCTTGGCCATGTCATTTTTTTGGCTTTATCATAGACTCTATTTCTTCTTCCGTTGGATCATAATTATCTAAATGATGTTGGCTGCGTCGATCTTCTACAATGTCTTCAACATATTCTTCGATAAATTTTGAAGACTTAATTAAATGCCCAAGACCTAAAGATAATTCAGAAACAAGATCTGGATTATCAAAAACATTAAATTCCTTATAGTACCTAATGATTCTTTTTATTATTAAATCTAAATCCGCAGATGCTTCAACAGCTTTCTTGTAGTCTACATCTTCATCGAGGATATCCCAAAGTGAATTAGGGTCAATTTCTTTATTCATGTGCACTCCTTTATTTGCTTACTTGTGTTAATTCAAACCCTTGTTCCCGTAGATGGCGCTCGACCATATCCAGAAACTCGCTGTGCTGTTTCACGTTCATCAAGTTTGTGACCTCAAAGTTAAAAGGCTCCACCATGAACGATAACTTTTGCTCGTAGGTGTAAGGCTTCACGTCTCGATCATACACTGCTTTGAACTTCTCGCTGTCACGTCTGAGAATAGGGATTCCAAAATGCAATTTACAATAGGCCCGATATTCCCACGCCTTCATATCGCCTTGCTTCTCACAATCACGATACCATTTGTTAGCGGTGTTGTTCTGGGTAGCAGTTCGTTTCTTCTTGTGCTTCTCTATCTGAACATCAATGGGAAACTCTAACTCGATCTGCCCTAGCATGTGCATCATGTTGTCCAGCCCTTCCTGATTCTGGATCGTCATGCGTACACATTCGGTGGCTAATCGTTCTTTACTGATAACTTGCATTCACTTCCCCTAACACTTTGACCCGTTGCAGACTTAGCTTGTACCGGCGGTATTCTTCA